TTGTTGAATAAAACTAAATGGTGGATTGTATTGTTGTTGTTTTTAGGTTTTGTTATTAATATATTTTCAAGCGAAATTAAAAGAATTTTAGATATTAAATTACTTAATAATGATATAGTTGTTAATTCACTTGATAACGATATTTTAATTGAAAATGCTTTATATGAATTAATGAAAGAAACAAAAGCCGATAGAGCTTATATTTTTAGATTTCACAATGGAGTTACATATTACACAGGTTCACATAAAAGTAAAATGAGTTGTGATTATGAAGTAGTAGAAAAAGGTATAAGTTCTGAAGCACAAAGACTACAAGATATTCCTACTGGATTATTTGCTAATTGGATTAAAAGAGTTATACAATATAAAATGTTTGTTATAAATATCAAAGATATTGAAGATTTAAGAACAAGAGCTAATTTAGAAGCACAGGGAATAATAGGAATTGCAGTACTACCTTATTATAGAAATGGTAAAATTTTAGCTTTAATAGGAGTTGATTTTGTTAGACCCTTGAGTAAAGAAGCAAAAGAAAAATATAATAATGAAAGTTTTATTGAAATTAATTTGTTTAAAAAAAGAGCTAATTTAATAGGTGATTTATTAATTTAAAAAAAAACTTATAAAAATAATGAGAGAAATTAAATATATTGTAATTCATTGCACAGCTTCACAACCAAATGCAACTAAACAAGCTATTTTAAATTATTGGAAAGATGTTTTAAAATGGAAATCTGTAGGTTATCATAGGTTAATAGATGCTAACGGAATTATACACGAGTTAGCAAACTATGAGCAAATTACAAACGGTGTTAAAGGTTTTAATTCTACTTCAATACATTTTAGTTATATTGGTGGAATAGATGCAAAAGGAAACCCAAAAGATACAAGAACGCCAAAGCAAAAAGAAAGTTTATTATATCTAATAAAACAAGCTAAAAAACAATTTCCTAACGCAATAGTACAAGGGCATAAAGATTTTGGAGTTAAAAAAGCTTGTCCGAGTTTTGAAGCCAAACAAGAATATAAAAACATTTAATCAAAAAAACCCTTACAAATACTGCAAGGGTTTTTTCTTAACTATTAATCAAAACAAATTATGAATACGCAAATATAACATATTTTTTTAATATACAAAATATTTTTATATATTTGTTGAAACTTTTAAACAAATAAGTTATGAGATTTTCAAAATGGAATGATTACGATGTACAATTAACTGAATTATTACAAGCTAATAAAAATTGTACTGATACCGAAATTGCTAAAAAATTATTAAATACTAATGATGGTGGCAATATTAATAGAGATGTAGATTTACTTCGCACATACATTAAAAGACACAGGGCAAGGTTATTAGACCAGCACGAGGGTATTTATAATGCTACTAACGAATTAGATGTACCAAACACTTCGGTTAAGCATATGTGGCTTAAAACAAAGCAAAGCAGCATATTTGTAAAGAACCCTAATTTTTTAGAAAATTCTGAAAATGATTTAGAATTAATTAAAACGGAATTATTAAAAGAATTACAAAATTATATTCCTAAATACCCAACAATTAAAAGAAAAGAAAATAACCAAAATAAAAGGCTTTTTGTTTTTGACCCTGCAGATATTCATATTGGTAAATTATGTAGTGCTTTTGAAGTTGGGGAAGCGTATAATAATCAAATAGCAGTACAACGTGTTTTAAATGGTTGTAAAGGCATTTTAAATGAAATCAAAGAAAATAGTATTGATAAGATATTATTTGTTATAGGTAACGATATATTACATATTGACAATACTAAAAGAACTACAACAAGTGGTACACCACAAGATACTGATGGAATGTGGCACACTAATTTTTTAATAGCAAAACAATTATACGTAGATATTGTAGAAATATTAATGGGTATTGCTGATGTTCACGTAGTTTACAATCCAAGTAACCACGATTATACAAACGGTTTCTTTTTAGCTCAAGTAATTGAAACGCATTTTAAAGATTGTAAAAATGTTACATTTGATACTACAATAGCACATAGAAAATATTTTGTTTATGGTAATAACTTAATAGGAACTACTCACGGTGATGGTGCAAAAGCTCAAGATTTGCCTTTGCTAATGGCAAACGAAAGTAAAGATTGGAGTAATTGCAAACATAAATACATTTACACGCATCATATGCACCACAAAATTAGCAAAGATTATATGAGTGTTTGTGTTGAAACATTAAGAAGTCCAAGCGGTACAGATAGTTGGCATCATAGAAACGGATACCAACACGCACCTAAAGCGGTTGAGGGATATATACACGATAAAGAACACGGACAAGTACAACGTTTAACATTTATTTTTTAAATTATTATGATAGGTATTTATAAAATAACAAACCCAAAAGGCAGGGTTTATGTAGGGCAAAGTATAAACATAGAAAAAAGATTTAAAACATACAATTCTGAATTTGGAAAAGGTCAATCTAAATTATATAATTCATTTATTAAATATGGAGTAGAAAATCATATTTTTGAAGTAATTAAAGAATGTAAAACTGAAAAACTAAACGAACTTGAAAGATACTATCAAGAATTATATAATTGTTTAAATAACGGACTAAATTGTGTTTATGTTAGTACTAATGCAAGAAGTGGAAAAGTAAGCGAAGAAACAAGGCTAAAAATGATTAAAGCACAAACCGGTAATAAAAAGTGGTTAGGTAAAAAACATACTGAAGAAACAAAATTAAAGATGAGTAACTCTATGAAAGGTATAAAAAGAAGCCCTGAATTTTGTAAAAATATAAGCGAAAGAATGAAAGGTAAACATACTGGAATGATTAGCCCAAATACAAAAATAGTATTAGATGTTTTTAATGGTATTTATTACGAAAGTTTACGAGAAGCATCTAAATCATCAAATGTAAAATATAATACATTAAAAGCTAATTTATCAAGATATAAAATAAACAAAACTAACTTTATTTACGTATAACTATGTCAGATTTACAAAGAATACAAAGGATAATAAAATTCTATTATAACAGAGGTTGTAACAAAGAAAGTGTAAACAAAGTATATCATAAAATTTTAAGTAAAAAATATGAAAATAGAAATTAAACATTACGGAACTATTTACACAGTAGAAACTGAAAACGATGATTTAGATGCTGTAGAAATAATGGATATAATAACAGGCTTATTAATTCAATTAGGGTATCAACAACAAAGTATTAATGAAGCAATAAAAGAGTTAGCAGATGAGTGATATAGCAAAATGTAAGGATAATAAATGTCCTGCAAGATTAATGTGTTATAGATTTACAGCACCTGTTTCAGAACATAGGCAAACCTATGGTATTTTCAATAGAGAAGAAGATGCTAATAATTGCGATATGTTTTGGAACAATAAACACGAAAATATATTTAATCAATTAAAAGATATTGTAAATGGCAAAGAAAATTAAAATAACTTTTGAAAATTGGAATTATATTTGTGGTGATGGTTGTTGTACAAGTTATGGTACAAAACTTTATTTAAACGATAAAGAATTACAACACCCAAACCCTGAAATATCGGATAATGGTTACGTAGGCGAAGATGCACAAACAGCATTACACGCAGTTTTAAAAGAATTAGGTTTTAATGTAGAATTTGAAAATAAATAAATATGGAAACAACTAAAAAAATAAATTATTACGCTTGGCTTGGCTGGGTGTTATTTATAGCAGTACTATTTTTTCGTGGTTGCAATCCAGAGCCACAATTTGCAGAAAAGATAAAAATACAAACCAAAGAAGTCAAAGGAAAAGCAATAATACAAACCAATATAGTACACGTACCAATAACTAAAAAAGTACGTGATACTGCTGGAGTGGGTTTTTACGTTTCACAAATAGATAAATTATTTGAAGAAAATAATCGTATGCAACAGGAATTTATTAAAATGGATAGTTTAGCTAAAATAGAAGCATATAACAAAGCAATCGAAATAAACGCTTTTAAGCAACAATTTGATGACAAGTATATAAACGCTCAAGTAAGTGGCGAAGTAAGCGGTAAAATACACGCTATGAAGTTTGACTATACTATTAAGGCACAAACGATAGAAGTAGATGCACCCAAGCTAAAAAAAAATTTATATTTAGGTGTAAATGTTTCAAATACTTTACTTTTAAATAAACCGTTATTTTCTGCAGGAATTGGTATTAGAAATAAACGAGGCAATATACTAAATGCTTCATTTGATACAGAAAAAAGAATAGGTTTTGGCTATTATATGAAAATATTTTAAACTAATTTTATTAATGTTTACAAGGGTTGGCGGTTGCTAACCTTTTTTTATGCAAAAAAAAGTAGTAAAAAATTTTTTTATTAAAATTATTCGTTTTACATTTGCCCTATCAATTAATAATTAAAACAAAATATTATGACAACTATTCAAAAATTAGAAGAAAACAGAAAACAAGCATTAGCACCATATTATGAAATTCAAGACGACAGAATGCGTAGATATTTTGATTGTCAAGATGATAGTATTTTAGGTGGAATATCTGACCAAGTAACTTCACAAACTATTTCAAAAATAAACAGAAAATACGATATTTTAATTGAACAAGAATTAAATGGTGGTTTTCTAATTAGAAGTGAAAAAACTATTTGTTTATTTAGAAACAATGTTATGGTTAGCGATAAATTGTGCTATGGTAAATTTGGTTTATTTTTTGTTCTTACAGATGGTTCATTTGTAAGTGTTGCTAAAAAGAAATCTACATTTGACAAAAAAGGTTTTGAAGTTAAAGTTATAGATATTGATTATAAATGTTCTTACGTAGGAATAACTGAAAAAGGATTCGTTATTTATAATAACATTGAAGAAATAAAAAAAGTTGAAAGAGATTTTAATTTTGAGAATGAAACATTTTCTACTAATAGCAATTGGATTTCTTATTTAAAAAATAATAAATAGTAGTAAAGTGGAGCAGAATACTATAAACTGCATTAACTTTAAAACAAAATATTATGAAAACACTTTGGGAAAAATTAACAGATGTAAACAAAGGTAAATTATTACTTTACAAAGAGCAGTACCCTTACGTAGGTAAAAAATTAATTACTACACTTGAAACAGAAATTAGTTGTATGAAATTATCAGTAGAAGATGCGTACAGAATATTACAAGAAACAACAAAAAAAGAAATTACTATAAACAATTTAATGGAGTTATTTTATGAAAACTAAATTAGAAGAATTAAGAGCAGAAATGCACGAGCTATATTGTAGCGAATTAGTAGATACTGAAGTAATGGCACAAACTGAATTAGGTTTAGCTTTTATTAAAATTGAAAACTATATGAGTGAATTAGAAAAAACGATTGAACAACTTAAAAACCAAATAAAATGAGCAACGCAATAGAACAATTATTAAGGCAAACAGATTTAACTGCATACAGGTTAAGTAAGCACACAGGAGTAAGTACTCAGCTATTACATTATCAAAAGAAAAAGCAGTACAATTTAAAAGAAGCTGTACACCTTGCTAAATTACTAAAGCAAAAAGGTTTAATTGATAAAGATTTAATATTAGTAGAAAACGAAATTATAACTAAAATTTAAAATTATGAAAAACAGATTAACAAATTACTGGAATATTTTAACAGGAGTTAAAAACCAATCACAAGAAGTAGCAGATTTAAAAATTATTTTATTCAGAGATAAAACAACTGCACAAAGTATTAATTTATTTTTAGAATTAAAACGTGATTTTGAAGAAGAATTATCTAAACGTAAATTAGAAGCAATAAACGAAAATAACAACGTAAGCAATTATTTTAATAGACGTGCAGCTTTACCATATACAACTGTAAAAGATACAGTATTCCAACAACCAATACAAAACTAAATATGAAACTACAAACAAATAAAAAGCATAATTTAAGTAGCCATAAAATAGCAACTTTAACTTACTTGTTAATTACAGAGTTAAACGACATACAAGCAAATAGTTTTTTAGCAAAAGAAATTATAGACAAAGGCAAAGAATTAGAAAATGCTTTAGAGCCTATGATGGAAGCAATATTTGAAAGTAAACAAATATCTAAAGGAACGTATTTAAACGAATTAGCTTTTAAAATAGATACAATTATTCGTAAGAATTACACAATGATAACCGAATAAAATAATAAAATATTTTTTTATTA